TTTTCAAACTGGTAGTATATTAGGTAGATCTATGACTGTAGATGGCGATCCTAATCCAGGTAAGATACCTATACAAGAATTACAATCAAACTCAGGTGGAAACAAAATACAAAGTTTAATACAAACTTATCAGTATTATTTACAAATGATAAGAGATGTAACCGGACTTAACGAAGCTAGAGATGGTAGTATGCCTAACTCAGACTCATTAGTAGGTTTGCAAAAACTTGCTGCTGCTAATTCAAACGTAGCAACTAAACATATATTAAACGCTTATTTATATTTAACATTAAAGACTTGTGAAAATATTGTACTAAGAACAGCTGATAGTATTGAATTTGCTTTAACTGAAGAAGCTTTAAAAAATAGTATATCAACTTGGAACGTAGGTCAATTAGATGATTTAAAAAATATACATTTATATGACTACGGTTTATATTTAGACCTAGTACCAGATGAAAGAGAAAAAGAACAACTAGAAGCTAATATACAAGCAGCACTACAACAAGGTAGTATAAATTTAGAAGATGCTATAGATGTTAGACAAATAAATAACTTGAAGCTAGCTAATCAAATGCTTAAATTAAAACGTAAGCAAGCTGCAGCCGCAGCACAGCAAGCTCAACAAGCTAACATCCAAGCACAAGCTGAAGCTAATGCTCAAACCACTCAAGCAGCTGCTATGGCAGAAGTTCAAAAGAAACAAGCTATGGTAGATGTTGAAGTTAAAAAAGAAAAAGCTAAATCTCAGTTTGAAATAGAACGTATGAGAATTGAAGCTCAAATAAAAAGAGAGTTGATGGAGTTAGAATTTAACTATAACATGCAGCTTGGCCAGCAAAAAGTACAAAGAGAAGAAGCAAGAGAAAAAGAAATAGAAAACAGAAAAGATAAAAGAGCAAGAATAATAGGCACTCAACAAAGTGCTATAGCTAATCAAAAAGAAAAAGGACTTGATCCTATAGACTTTGAAAACCCAGCTATAACAAATGATCTTGAAGATCCTTTAAATAGCGTATTATCTCAGTCTTAATTACATTAATTATTATATTTTATTATGTCAACACAAACCGAAAAAGAGACTAAAGAACCTCTTAAAATGAAAAAGAAAGTAGGTAGACCCAAAAAGTATACTGAACAAAAGAAAGTAACAAAAGTAGATTTAACTAAAAAAGAAGAAGATGCCATTCCAGAGCAAAGCGCAGGAAGTGTGGATGCGGTTGAACAAACCAAAGATGTGGAAAAAGTGGAGGAACGAGCACCCGAACCAAGACTTGAAGAAGTTACCGAAGAAAAAGTCGAAACGAAAAACGAAGATGAGAACGAGGAGGTCACGGTAATAAATGAAGTTAAGGAAGAAGCGCAAGAATTAACAAAGCAAGCTGAAGAAGCTATAGTAGACGAAGAAACAACTGGTACTAAATTACCTGACAATATACAAAAGCTAATAAGCTTTATGGAAGACACAGGTGGTACTGTTGAAGACTATGTTACTTTAAACAAAGATTACAGTAAGTATGATGATACTTTACTTGTAAAAGAATATTATAAAAAAACTAAACCGCATTTAGACGATAGTGAAATATCTTTTTTAATGGAAGATAAATTTAACTATGATGAAGAAGCGGATGAAGAAAGATTTGTACGTAAACAAAAATTAGCGTATAAAGAAGAAGTTGCAAAAGCCCGAACATTTCTGGAGCAAATGAAAACTAAGTATTATGATGAAATCAAGTTGAGGCCATCTACTACTAATGAACAACAGAAAGCTATGGACTTTTTCAATAGATACAACAAAGAGCAATCCGTAATGACGGAAACGCGAAATAGATTTATAAAGAATACTAATGATCTTTTTAATGACGAGTTCAAAGGTTTTGATTTTAACGTTGGTGAAAAGAAGTTTAGATATAAAGTATCAAATCCATTTCAAATAGCAAATAATCAAGATGACGTTGGAAAATTTGTAAAACCATTTACAAACAGTAAAGGCGAAATTGAAGATTTAAATGGCTATCATAAAGCGTTGTATGTTGCACGGAACGCCGATAGAATAGCAGAACATTTCTATGAGCAAGGTAAAGCCGACGCTACTAGAGATATTGTTTCCAAATCAAAAAACATCGACAATACTCCAAGATCGGGTGAGCAAGGAGAGACAATGCCAAATGGTTGGAAAGTAAGAGCTATTAGCGGCCCAGATGCCTCTAAGTTGAGAATTAAAAAAAGAACATAAATTAAAAAAATAAATTATGAGTTTATCAGGAGGAGCCGTTCCACCTAGTATAAAGCCAATGCCTCAACAAGTTACTGTACAAGACAATTATATTGACTTTGCAGATACTAACTTTGACACGTGGGCACAGCAATATTTGCCAGAGCTTTATGAACAAGAAGTGGAAAGGTATGGTAACAGAACGTTATCAGGATTCTTAAGAATGGTTGGCGCTGAAATGCCACTTACATCAGATCAGGTTATCTGGACTGAACAAAATAGATTACACGTTGCTTATGACGCAGTACAAGTTGCTGCTGCTGGTGGTGGTAATGAGTGTACAGTTACTATCACTCCAGGTGCTGGTAACCCTGCTACTTCAGGTATTAGAGTAGGTAATACTTTATTAATATCTGACAATGCTACAGGTTTAGTTACTGTTAAAGTATTAGTAACAGGTTCAAACGCTTCAGGTTATACATTAACTTGTGAGCTTTATGAAAGTACATTTGCTGCTATTCCTGCTGGAATTGTAACAGGTGGAGCTAGTAATAGCTGCTTTGTTTACGGTTCTGAATTTCCAAAAGGAAGTAACGGAATGTCAGGTGCTATCGAACCAGTTGTAACAAGATTTTTTAATTCACCAATTATCTTAAAAGATAACTACGAATTAAGTGGATCTGATACAGCTCAAATCGGTTGGATCGAAGTAGCTACTGAAGACGGAACATCAGGTTTCTTATGGTATCTAAAGTCTGAAGCTGAAACTAGGTTAAGATTCCAAGATTATTTGGAAATGGCTATGGTTGAAGGTGAATTAATGACAGGTACTGTAGCGTTCGGTGCAAACTTTGGACCAGGTGGTGCTGCTCAAAACATCAAAGGTACTGAAGGTTTATTTGCTGCTATTGAATCAAGAGGTAATATATACTCTGGTTTTGCTGGCGCTGCTGCTCCAGGTTCTGGTGCATTAGGTGATTTCGATGAGATCTTAAAGCAATTAGACAAGCAAGGTGCTATTGAAGAAAATATGTTGTTTTTATCAAGACAAACTGCTCTTGATTTTGACGATATGTTAGCTGCTGTTAATGGATCATTTGCATCTACTCAAGCTGCTTCATATGGTTTATTTGACAACGAAGCTGAAATGGCCTTAAACTTTGGTTTTTCAGGGTTTAGAAGAGGTTCATATGACTTTTATAAAACTGATTGGAAATACTTAAACGATGCTACTACTAGAGGATTAGATAATGCTATTGATGGTGTTATGATACCTGCTGGTACATCTACAGTATACGATCAAATGTTAGGATCAAACATCAGACGTCCTTTCTTACACGTAAGATATAGAGCTTCTGAAACTGAAGATCGAAGATTTAAAGCTTGGATTACAGGTTCTGTTGGTGGTGCTTATACTACTGATCTTGATACTATGAGAGTTAACTTCTTATCTGAAAGATGTTTAGTAACACAAGCTGCAAATAACTTCGTGTTGTTTAAAGGAGCTTAATTAATTATTAACATTTAAAGATATAAGTTATGAACTATATAAAAATCAATAGAAAAGTAAGTGCTGGTGTATATCAGAACTTTTACATGCCAAGTGAAGTAGAAAAAATTGTAGTAACAAATGGTAGTTCTGGTGCAACTAGAACAACTTCAGTTGCTATAACTACTATCCCTGGACCAGTTCACACGTTAACATTAACTGAAGGAATTGTTGCTGCTGATGATCAAAAAGTAATTGATTATTTTTGGGGACAAATTCTTGAAGCTAATTCTAAAGGACCAGACTTTGCTGGTATTGCCTCTACTTTTGGTAGTGACTTTGAGCAAGGTGTTGCTGGTGGTGCTGCGATCTTATACCTGACTATATCAGGTGGATCTGCTCCAATAGCAATTACAATTGACAACGACGTTGTTAGTTAATTAAACTAAGATCCCGCTTCGGCGGGGTCTTTTTTAATTATTATATTATATTATATTATGGAAACAAAAGAAAAAAAGACTCCAAAGAAAAAAGATACTTGGGAGTATAAAGATAGAAATTATTATTTAATAGGTAATAAAACACCTTTAACTTATACAATACCTAGTAGACACTCAAGGCGTTATCCTTTAGTTTGGTTTGATCCAGACTTAGGATATGAAAGAGAGTTAAGATATGCTACAAATCAAAACTCTATTTTTGTAGATGAACAAGAAGGACAAGTAACGTTGAAGCATATAGTGTTTGAGAAAGGTCATTTAATGGTTAAAAAAGAACAAAGAAATTTACAAGAGTTTTTAAAACATCATCCACATAACGAGGTTATATTTAAAGAATATGATAGAGTAGAAGAAGCTGTAGATGAAATGGAAGAACTTGAGTATGAGATAGAAGCTATGAACTTAGCTTATGAAATGGAAGTAGATCAAGCAGAAGCTATATTAAGAGTAGAAATGGGAAGTGAGGTAAGTAATTTAAGCTCTAAAGAAATAAGAAGAGATTTATTATTATTTGCTAAAAGACAACCAGAATTATTTTTAGACTTAGCTCAAGATGAAAACGTTGTTTTAAGAAACTTTGGTATAGTTGCTGTTGAGCAAAATATAATAAAGTTAGCTGATGACAATAGAACTTTTCAGTGGGCTAGCAATGGTAGAAAACTGATGAGTGTTCCGTTTGATGAAAATCCTTATTCAGCTTTAGCTGCTTGGTTTAAAACTGATGAAGGTTTAGAAGTCTATAGATCAATAGAGAAAAAAATAAAATAACAAGTGATTATAATTAAGGCGGCTATGCGGCCGCCTTTTTTTTAAATATACATTATGGCATTAGAGATATTAAACGTTAATGAAGTTTATAAATCTGTGTTAGCTATTTTAAATAAAGAACAAAGAGGTTATATAACGCCTTATGAGTTTAATTTATTAGCAACACAAGTACAATTAGAAATATTTGAAAGCTACTTTGACAGTTTAAGTATGCAGCTTCAGAAACCAGGCAATGATAATGAATATGCAGACAAAGTAAAAATGCTTAGACAAAAAATATCTAGATTTGAACATGAGCAAGATATTACTGTAACTATTGTTAATGGTATAGGTCAAGGTGATTTAAGTTCTTTAACAGATTTATATAAATTAGGAACTGTGTATTATAACAATGGTAGTTTATTACCAGTAGAAATAGAACAAGTTGATAAGCCTGATTTTAATAAAATTAGAAGATCTCAACTAACCGCACCTACTGAGTCGTTTCCTGTATATTATAAAAAAGAAGCTTTAATAAAAATACTACCAGCGGTAGCTACTGTAGCGGCAGGTGCAAATGGAAGTCCTGCAAAATCATATACTGTAGAGTTTTTGAAAAAGCCGGCAGATGTAGTTTGGGGTTTTACTATTGGAGCAGTAGGTCAATATGTGTATAATGCAGGTACATCTACTCAGTTTCAAATATCACCAACTGAACAAACAGAAGTTATTACTAAAATACTAGCTTATGCTGGGGTGGTAATACGAGATCCAGAAATAATACAAACTGCTAGTCAAGCTGCAGCTGTAAAAGATCAACAACAAATGCAATAAGATATGACTAATATTCCACCAAACAAAACAGTTGCAACAATTCCTATAAAAGAAAATAATGCTCAATATTATCAAGGGCAAGAAATAGTACCTCAAAATGGAGGTCAAAATTATTCGTTTCCTAACTTTAATACAACACTAGTAAGCGCTTATGATACGGCAGGGACTCAAATAGCTAGTGCTTCAAATTTTAAATTATACGATTTAGCTACAGCAACTACAACGCCTGTAGATACAGGTTTACCCGGTGCTAATCAAATACCAGAAGCTAATATAGCTGTAACAAATACTACTAATAACACAGTAAGGTTAAATGCTCCAATAGCTAATAACTTTTTATGTATATTAGTTCAACAGCCTGCGTTAGGTTACAATTATGGTAGTTACAGTTTATTATCACTTGATGATATAATAAACAATTTTATTGTAGCTTTTACAGGTGCAGATCAAATATTAAACAATGTTAAACGAAACAATATTTTGTTTCACGCTAGACGAGCAGTACAAGAATTTTCTTATGACACTTTACCTGCAATAAAAACTATGGAGTTAACAGTTCCAGACAATTTAAATTTGCCATTACCACAAGATTATGTAAACTATGTAAGAGTAGCTAGAGTAGATGCAGCTGGTGTTTTACATACTATATTGCCATTAAATGGATTAAGTGGTAATCCTACTGAAATGCCATTGCAAGATAGTAACGGTATACCAACTCAAGATGCTTTTAGTGAGAATCAAGAAGGTACATCTATAGTAGAAGACAGATGGAAAAAAGCCACTACTAACGAAATAACAGGTAACTATGACGCTTACGAACCTACTGGTGTTTATGATTTTACTTGGTGGAAACAAGTGTATGGTCAAAGATATGGTTTAAATCCTGAAATAAGCAATGAAAACGGTTGGTTTAGTATTAATCAAAGATTAGGTACATTATCGTTTAGTAGTAATTTCAAAGGACTTTGTGTATTGGTTAATTATATAACTGATGGTTTAGGCGATGATATGAATCCTGTAATACCAAAAATGGCTGAAGATGCTATATACGCAAATATGCTTTACAACATTTGTAGAAATAGAAGAGATGTTGATGGCGGTACTAAACAATTTTATAAAAGAGATGCTTACGCTAAAACTCGTAATGCTAAAATAAGATTATCAAATTTAAAGTTAGACGAACTTACACAAGTATTTAGAGGTCAGTCTAAATGGATTAAACATTAATTAAATGCAAAGAAGATCTAAACACACTTTCGTCAAGTCTAAAATGAATAAAGACTTAGACGCAAGGTTACTTAGCGCTGGTGAATACCGAGATGGAAATAATGTTTCTGTTAGTAGATCTGATAGTGGTGATGTAGGTGCGTTAGAAAATATATTAGGTAATGAGTTTTTAAACAGCTTACAAAAGTCTGGGTCTACACCTTATCAAGTTATTGGCTGGCATATTGATCAAACTAATGATAGAATATTTATATTCTGTACTAATTATGAAG